TTATTTTTTCTCCTCTAATTTAGCTTTTATTTCAGATAAAAATTTTAATGCTTCCATAGGAGTAATATTATTTATATCTTTATTTTCAATATCAAATATTACTTCATCTATTTTCTCATCTCTTTCATTTTCAACCACATCTATCGTTTTTTCTTCATATTCCCTGTCAATTTCAGCAATCTGACCAAAAAGAGAAAGCTGTTTTACATTTATAGTCTTTTCAATCAGTTCCTTACGCTGTTCTAATCTATGCAGTATTTCCCTGCTTTCCTTCAATATTTCCTTAGGCAGTCCCGCCAGTTTCGCCACTTCTATACCGTAAGACCTGTCAGCTCCACCTTTTATAATATTTCTCAGGAACATTACTTTTCCATTTTTTTCCTTTACTTCAATCCGATAATTCACAATATTTTCAAACTTATTTTCCAGATCAGTCAGTTCATGATAATGGGTTGCAAATATTGTCTTTGCCTTTATTTTTTCATGTAGATATTCTGAAATGGCCGTTGCGATTGAAACTCCGTCAAACGTAGAAGTTCCTCTTCCTACTTCATCCAGTATAATCAAGCTTTTTTCAGTGGCATTGTTTATAATGTTAGAAACTTCACTCATTTCCACCATAAATGTACTCTGCCCTGAAAGTATGTCATCTGATGCTCCTATCCTTGTGAGATATTTATCCACAACCGAAAGTTTTGCTTCCTTTGCAGGAACATATGAGCCAATCTGAGCCATTATTGAAATAAGTGCAACCTGTTTCATATAAGTGGATTTTCCAGACATATTTGGTCCCGTCAGGACTACAAATTTTTCTTTTTCTGAAAGTACAGTGTCATTTGATACAAAATCTCCTCTTCCAATGAGTTTTTCTACCACCGGATGTCTTCCTTCAATTATTTTCATATCAAATCCATTACTTATTTCAGGTCTCACATATCCATTTTCTATCGCTGCAGTAGCAAAGGAAATCATCACATCAAGATAAGCAAGCTTTTCAGCAAGTCTTATCAGAAGGGACTTATGTTCCTTTATTTTCCCGCTTATTTCCTTGAACAGATAGTATTCCATGTCCTCTATTTTAGCCTTGGAATTTATAATTGTATCTTCATATTTCTTCAGCTCAGGAGTTACAAATCTCTCAGCATTTGATAGAGTCTGCTTTCTTATGTATGTTTCAGGCACCATATCCAGATTGGATTTAGTAATTTCAATAAAGTAACCAAATACCTTATTGTACTTTATCTTCATATTTTTAATTCCAGTAGCTTCCCTTTCCCTTCCTTCTATTTCCAAAAGAAAATCCTTACCTGAATTCATAATATGATAGATTTCATCCAGTTCACTGCTGTATCCTCTTTTTATCATTCCACCTTCCCTTACTGAAAAAGGTGCGTCCTCAACTATTCCTGTATCAATAAGTTTATATATATCAATCAAAACCTGAATTTCTATATCCTTGAAAAATTCAGTATTTCTAAGTATTTCCATTATTTCAATTGCTGACTTCACAGTATTTTTAAGTGCTGTCAAGTCTTTCCCATTTTCATTCCCAAAAACTATTTTCCCTGAAAGCCTTTCCAGGTCATAGACATTTTCAAGTTTTTCCTTTATGTCTTCCCGTATAAGTATATTGTCAATAAAATACTGCACATCCTGCTGTCTTTTTAAAATTTTCTCTACATCCAGTAGAGGATTGTTTATATATTTTTTAAGAAGTCTTGTCCCCATTGAAGACTTACATCTGTCAAGAACCCATAAAAGCGATCCAAATACAGTTTTTTCACGCTGGTTTTTAATAAGCTCCAGATTTCTTGCTGTAATGGAATTAATTTCAGCATAATTTGACACATTCAGATACTCTATCTTTTCCACTGTAAGCTCATTTTCAATCTGCATTGTCAGTATGTAGTCAAGTGCCATTGCACCAGCTTCAATTACTGCCTTCCTGTTTTTTATTCCATAGCTTTCAAGCGAAACTACTCCAAAATAGTCTGTCAGAAATTTTTCCGAATCTCTGACTTTATTTACACATGTAACTGTTGCATTATTTTTTCTTGCATAATCCTCCAGTATTCCTTTTGCTGTTTCATAAAAGGAAGATGTCACAAGTATTTCCTTAGGTTCTATTTTATTAAGTTCGTTTATCACTCCCGAACATTCTTTATCACTTTCTATTTCTGTTACTTTAAATTCCCCTGTTGTAATATCTATGTATGCAATTCCTGTTTTTTCTTCTGCAATTCTTATACTCATCAGATAATTATTACTCTTTGCATCAAGCGTATCCACATCAATAACTGTTCCAGGAGTTATTATCTTTGTAACTTCCCTTTTAACAATTCCTTTTGCAGTCTTAGGATCTTCCACCTGTTCACATATTGCTATTTTATATCCCTTTGAAACTAATTTTGATATATACGAATTTGCAGAGTGATACGGAACTCCTGCAAGAGGCACATCCATATCCTTTTCCTTATTTCTGGAAGTAAGCGTCAATCCAAGTTCTTTTGAAGCTTTTACTGCATCATCAAAAAACATTTCATAGAAATCTCCTAACCTGAAAAACAATATGGAGTCTTCATGTTCTGACTTTATTTCCTTATATTGCTTCATTAACGGTGTCTCCGCCATTTATTTATACCTCTGTTTCTAATTAGTCTTTTACAGATAAGTATATCACAATTTCTATGTTTTTTCAATTTGTGGAAAATTTTTTTCTTACTTTTATTTATGTGTTTTTGGATATTTATTATCTTTTTATTTCATATATTCCGTATAGCAAGAAAGTCTGTCTCAAAAAATTAGTAAGTAATAAAAAACTATATTTCAAATTATTTGAAATTTTACAATGCAAAACAGAATATGAATTTAGGAAAAATCAATAGCCTTTAGGCGAATTTTGATTTTTCCTTAATGAATAAATGTTCTGTATGAGTAAAATTTTAGCAAATGAAGAAATATAGTTTTTCATATTAACATTAATTTTAATTTTTTAAGGCAGGCTATTCAGCACTCACATAAGAATCTTTTACATTACAGGAAATAGGGAGTACTTAAAGTACTGAAAATACTGTGTTTACGTTTACCTCTTGCGTGTTAATCGTACATTATAGATTTGTGTGGATTTGATTTTATATGACAGATGTGTGTGATATACTTACAAAAAAAAACAGGGCTTTTAAAGGCCCTGTTTGTTATTAATTCATATATTCAACATCTATACTGTAATATCCCATTTCTTCGTAATCCTCATCAGTGCTCACACTGATGATTCTGAATTTTGTTCCTGCCGCAACAAGAACTTCTTTTTCTGCTTCGCAGTCTGTTGCTCCGAGTATTTCAGTTTCTTCTTCGTTTTCGTAGTCAACGATGTGAACTGGACATTCATTGACACAGTAGAACATATATTCGTATTCTCTTTCATTTTCAACTGTAAACTCTCCACCATCTGTCCAACTTTCAGCTTTTTCTAAGATGATTATATCATCTTCTCTTAAACCTAATTCGTAATTTGTACTTATTTGTCTTGCTATCCCTTTCAATTTTCCGTTTGTCATGTTTGCTATTTCGTTTTTAGTCATTTTAAATCACTCCTTGAATTTTTTTCAAGAACGTGATAAAATAAAACAGGTATTTTAAATAATTCATTTGGTCGTGAGTTTTTAATTTTACCTTTGCTCTGATGGTATTGCCAGTACCGTTAGAGCTTTTTTATTTCATCTTGTCCTTCATCTTGATAATATTATACTACATTTTTATATAAATGTCAATACCTTTTTTATAAAAATGTATTATTTTTTTAGTTTTTTTATTAGAGCGTCGGTCCTGTTACCTCCTACTTCGTCCAGCACTCTGTATATAAGCTCCTTTTCTTCTTGAGTCACTCTGAAGCTTATATTTTTATCCCTTTCTCTTCCTGTTGCTTTTCTGCCCACCTTCCAGGCAGGTGTTTCTCCTCTCTTCACTCCTCTCGGCTTTACCTTTTCCATATCTCCACCTTTCTGTTACTTCCATCTTGATACTATTATACTATATATTTATAAAAAAGTCAATACCTTTTTTATAAAATGAATATAAATTTTTGCAATAAAAAAAAAGAGGGTGACCGTTACTGGCCACCCTTAGTCATTTTACTGTCGCAATAATACAGCAGTCCAATAGAGATTGCTGTTGTAATAATTACTATTGCGAGATTTTCTGTCAGCATCGTGTCCTTCAGTGTTTTGACTACTTCTGCCGACGGTCCTCCTCCTTTATTCGCTATTTCCAGCATGTTCCGCATGAACTGGTATTCCCTTATTTTCATGAGGGCTATATTTTCGACCAGGAAAAATAAAATAATCCTGATTATATATTTGTTCGCATAATTGATTTTAGTGCTTTTCTGTGCATGTTTGTGCTCCCTTCCGGGGAACAGTTTTTCCCAAAGTGTTTTTTTAGTCACCATCTTTATCACCATCATTTCGAGGAGGGAAATATCTGTCTATCAGCCTATCTAATATGGTAGGCATCTTGACAATAGCTAACTCGGACAAAGGCTCAATCAGAAACCCTATCCCAAATATTATGAACATTATGGCGACGTCAAGCTTAAGTATTTTTGGAAACATGACCATGAGGAAAATATAAAGGGCATCTGCCAATGCCCCGTTCAAAAGCCGTACCCAGAACGGCTTAATATCGATTTTATTATTTGCCCGGAATGTGATGTTTCCCAGGAATCCGAGCAGTACGCCGTATGAGATCATAACTACCTCCTTCGCCGTTTCAGTATCCAAACCAAAAAACATAAATAACTCCTTTCTTCCGTTTTAAAGTGCGGCAGGATTTTCCTTTTTTTCAATATTAAAAATATCCTGCACTAATTTTTTCGGATCAAGTTCCACTCTTAGAACTTTGATAGCTTTATGTATTGCTTCTTCTCCTAAATTTTCAACCACATCAGGAATCCATTTTCTGTCAATTTCTTTTTCTTTCAGAACATATTCCTCTGCCCTATCCCAGAAATTGTTTACAACAGCCTCAAATTTTTCAAATCCTGCTTTTCCTGCATTTACTATCTCACTTCTGTATATTGCAGTTTTTGCTAACTCTCCCACTTTGTTGATAACGTACATTTTTACCATTGTTTCAGTCATTTTAGATCACTCCTTAAAATTATTTTTTTTTTAAACAAGTTCATAATGTGGTGTGTCATAGAGAGTTTTCCAGTCTCCGCCCCATACTATTTCCAGTCCCATGTCTTTTGCTACTGCTTTGATATGCTTTGATATTTCAACAAGTTTTTTGTTGTCAAACATTTCTGCATCAGTAGTGCTTTTTACATAGCTACCGTTCCCGTCATAATACCCACAAACTGCTATGTCTACTGCATGGCCATAACCATCGGCCTTTGCCTGATGGTTCGATTTTCTGTTGTAACCGTCAAGTTTTGTAACGATTTTACCGGGCCTTGTACGCCCCTGCTGATATAGTTCATTTTGATACTCCGCTGTTCTTAAGCCTTGCACTATCTTAAAATCGTAAGGGCTGTTACTTATTGCCTTTTTCATAAGCTCAATTAACTTCGGATGTACCCCTTTCATTTTCTCAATACTTGCTTCTGAGAGCACGTATTTTTTCTTTGTAGCATTATCACCTCCTATCGTTTCGGTAGTCAATATGATTTCACCTCCTTCTACCCTGAATCCTGTGACTTTTAACTCCCTTCCTTCATGCAGAAACTCTGTCCCTACGAGATTTCCTATGTTCATCTACATCACCTTTTCCTTTATTAATTCCATATTTTTTAAATATTTATAAAGTTTAGTTGGATTGAATTGATACCCGACCCTGTCTTTTAATGACTTAAGCTTATATGTCAACGTGAACTGTAACGCATAATCTATTGCATTCAGGCAGAATTCAGAACAAAAATATCTGTCGTCATTTTGTACTTTACTCGCATAAAAAAACTGCCCTAATATGCCCAAATAGTCGTATCCTTTACCCTGTGCTGTGTTATAAAACTCTACTATGTCCTCAGCTCTGACACTGCTGTCCATTTCGAAAATTTCAAAGTTTTTCTGATTGTTAAATTTTTTAGTCCTAACTCCGCCCGGATTCGAAAGAAAAACTTGATTATTATAGATAAACTCACAGTGCGAGTATTGTCCGAAAGTCCAAGCAGAAATCAAAAACCCCACTACACCGCGGGGTCTGTGAAAGCTTATATATAATTTATCTTTTTCGAGTTGCATACTACCTCCTTTTCAATCGTGAGATTAATCGTGTTAAAATCTCACGAATAATCTACATATTTTTATAAGCTTTTTCGTATCTGTCTTTAGCGTCATACTCTTTAAGCTCTTTATCTGTTAAATTTTCTAAGTTATGCGACAGTAGTGTCTCAGTTGCCATCGCCTTGGTTGTATGTGCCTGCATTATATTTGCCATTCTCAGCATGTCCTGTAACGTTAAATTAACATATTTTTCACTGTTATCTTTCGTGTAGAACTTCCAGTTTTCGAATTCTGTTTTTTTCATGGCCTGACACATTACTACTATTCTAGTTAAATTTGACTGGTCTATACTCCTGTTGTTCTGCAGATATTTAATCCCTCCTACTTCAAACTCAAACGGAGCTGCATCATATTCCAGTCTTAGCTCATATAGTTCTTTTTTTATTTCTTCTATTTTCAGCTTTCTGTCAAAGATCTCCTTCTGAATTTCAATTTTTCCTGCTTTACAAACTAATATATGCCCTTCAGCTTTCATTTCCTCATATTTCTTAAAAGCTTCTTCATTCACTTCAATACAATCAAAATTTTCGACATCGTCTTTTAAAGAGGGCTTTCCATCCATTTTAAAAAATTGCCCTGTTAACTTATCTATCCACAATATAATTTTCATACTACCTCCTATACTCTGACCCATACTTGCATTACTGTTCCTGTATTTGCACCTACAGAATAGATAACTGTCCCACGCAGTTCAATATGTAGTCCGCCATTGTTATGGACAAAAGCATGTCCGCCCTTTACAAAAGTAACAGTTCCCCTCATGCTGTCACTTCCAACTCTGTAGTAGATAACTATTTCATTCCAGTTTGCGGGAACAGCCGCAATACTTCCGCCAGGAGCTATATAATTGTTACTGTTGTAAGTATTCGACCAGTTAAATCTTCCATTCACGTTAACTGCATAATTCCATGTTTCAGTTATTCTACCATGTGCATGTTGGATGTTGCTATCTCTTGATGCCATATCAAAATTATCCATAATTTCGCACCAATTTCCTCCATTCCGATTTGGAACTTTATAATAAGCACGTCCTCCGTTCGTGTGAAATGATCCAACATAATTCCCTGCAGCATCATACATATGTGCTTGCAAAGGCATCCATGTCTCACTTTTATTTGCCCTTAAAACCCAATCAGCATTATTGGAACTTCTGTACCCTTTTGAAAACGGAATATACGGTGTTAAATCTGTTTTTGGTGCTATTTCTTTAATTTTCGCATATGTTATTATCCCTGCCTTATTTTCTTCTGCTAAATCTGTGTATTTTACATAATCTTTATTAACTTCAGACTTAAAAGAATCAAGCATTCCTACTGTCACAAGTGCCTCAGTATCAACAGATAATGAAACATTATCAGTATTGCTTAAGTTAAATATAAGCTCCACAGTTACCGTGCTCAAATTAATCCCGTTTGTTGCGGGCATGAAGTCAGCAGTACCCGCGACAGTAACTGCAAAAAGAACTTCAGTTCCTGCTGTATCCTTTGCATAAATTCCCAAAGTTTCCATACTGTACCCGTTCATAAGTCCTGAGTTGTTGAACGTGGCTGTCACTTTAATCTGCGATGTTCCTATTTTCTCAACTTTACTGACATTCACCGTCTGTTTTACCCCATCAATATTAATAAGTGTTTCAAGGTTTACTGTATCGGCCAGCTTATTGCTTGATGCAGATATCTTCGTAAATGTCAGCTCCGCTATTCCTGCGATTTCTCTAGTTATTAAATCTTTTCCCTTGTCAGTTATTCCTGTTCTTTTTATACTCGCCATTTCTATCCTCCTATCTCAATTAATGTGTTTATGTTTGTCACGGCTCCGACAGAAACATACAGCGTATTAACTACTTTCGGAGTAAGAATATTAATACTGTTAAATCCTAAGTTCGCGGGCAATATTGTTTTGAGCATGTTATTCAGTTCGTCGTATTTTTTCGCATCGTCAAACTTAGTTGTAATTCCCAGTTCATATACGTTAAAATTGGGCCTCAGTTCGTAGTTTCCAGCACCATATAGCTGATCCATTCTGTTCACAAGTACACGCCAAGTGTATGGTATCTGGTCGTTCCAATAAGTTAAAACCCTAAAAATTCTGATTTCCAGTGTATCATTTTCATACCTGTGCAGTCCCAGCATTTCCTCAAACTTGCTTATCCCATCCTCGTCACAGTACTGTATAAACTGATTATTAAACACCTTTCTAAGCAGTTCCCACAATAATCTCAGTTCAGGTTCTTCTGACGCCATTATGTTCCTTATTTCCATGTACTCCTGCATAAACTGAGGGAGGTATGACAGCAGGTTGACATTAATATTTTCTAAAATCGTCATACTGTGATACCCCCCCATACAGGAATCTGATACTCCGTCAATTGTAAGTTGTTAGGACTTCCGTTAATTGTTGTGCTCTGTATGTCCAAAATTCCGTTTATGTCAAGTATTTTCGCCTCTATACGTGATACCCTTACAACTAGATTATTACTCACTTTTTCATTTTTAAGAGCCCATGACTTTCTAAGTTCCAGTAAGTAGTTCTTTACTACTTCTTCAACTTTTAATTTTACAAGAGGCCACGAAAAATTAGGCTCAAACGTAATGCTTGTATTAATGTTAATTGCAACGTTGCTTGTACCCTGTACTGTAACAATATGCCCTATCGGTGCAACCCCGAGACCTCTTGCATCTTTTGTCGGATCCATTGTATCCTGCACTTTTTTAATCAGAGTAGGGCTTGCCTGATTAAAATCACTGTCAAGTATGGTCAGCAGAACTGTTCCACCACCATTCCATACTGGAGTTACTTTAACAGCTCCCACACCTTCAATTTCGTGCACTTTAAGTTTATAGTCAGATATGTTCCCTCCATATGCCTTCATGTTGAAACTGTCAAAGTACCGTTGCCGTAACTTTTCTGTCTCCTCTTCGTCCTGTCCAGGAATTAAAAGTTCTGTTATTTCAGCCCTGCCTAACCCGTTTATATAGTCAATCGGGATTATATTTCCTGTTTTCCTTCCTCCGTCCCTTCCGGGAGTTTCGCATTCAACCTGATATTCATACAGATTTGTACCTGTATTATGTTGTATAAATTTTGTGACTGTATAGTTCAGCTCGTCCAAATTAAATCTGCTACCCAGGGGCACTTCTATATCAAAAATACCTTTCAGAATTGCCTTGCTTGCCCTGTAAGGTATTATCCCTCTTTCGCTTGCCCTTCTTATTAGATTAGGTCTGCTGGCCGTATCTCCGAAAGTTTCCTGGAGTATTATTGATAATGCAAAATACATGTCCTCCAGTTCTTTTGCAGCAGGAGCAAGGGCATCCCATATGACTGAGCCTTCCCTTTTATCCATGCTGTTCGGAACTCTCGCAAGCATCCGTTCCATTATTTTTTCGTAAGTCATTACTTCAAACATTAAGCTATATGCACCTCCTTTTCCAGTTCCAGATTTCCAAAAATTGTGACTGCTTTAAATTTGACATGTACTGTCCCTCTTCTTAATGTCTCAAATTCAAAATCTGTCACGTCAAGTATTCTAGTATCCTGTTCCAATGCTTCTTTTACCCTTCTTTCGATTTCGGGAATACAGTAGCTTACAGGCATTCCGAACAGGTCTTCAAGCTCTATTCCGTAATTCCACGAGTAGATTATATGTTTGTATCTTTCTGTCCTTATTATCTTATATATCGCCTGTTCCATTGCTTTCAGCTCATCCGTATAGTCTTCTATGACATTTCCCGATAAATCCATTTTATAAGTTTTTGTGGGGCGTTCTATTATCCTAATGTCCGAAGTCAGTCCGTCATTACGGGGTATCATTACAGCCACTCTCCTTCCGTATGGGGGTCTTTATATCTGTCCAGTACAATGTAGGTCTGTCCTCCCTGTACCTTTAAAAGCACGATGTCCTCACCGACCTTCAAGCCGTTATGTACAGTTATCCGTTTTCTGCCCTTATATCCGTGCTTGTGACTTTTTATATCCGTTAGAACACCTTCAACAAGTTCAAAATCTTCTGTTTCGTGGCTCACGGATATGTCAACATCATAGTCCCTGACAAGATGGGTGAGGATAAGATCGTCCTCTTCCAGTATCAGTTTCTGATCTACCCTGACACTGATAGGATTCACGGATTCCACTGTACCTTTTCTGTGCTCGAACGGTTCTCCCGCATCATTCGTTGTTTTCGACAGTTCTTTCAACAGTTGTACCAGTTCCGCCATTCTTATCACTCTCCTTTATTCCCATCTGTCCTATAAAATCAATAGACATCACGTGTTTCTGATGTTCAAATTTATGCTTAACTTTATCCACTATCATGTAGTTCTGCACAACTATATCCCCGACATTAAGTTTTATGAGCATACTTGAGCCACCTCTGACTCTTATGTCGCCGAAGACATTTTCCATCGCGAAAGTTCTTCTCTTATGATTGTATAATTTTAAAAGACTTTCCACTTTTTCCTTTATTTTTGCCTCAGTCATTTTCTCGTCGACATTTTCAAAGTACTGTAAAATACCCCATGATTTTATGTTAAAAGGGTCTTTTACCATGTATATTTCCCTTGTCTTTGCCTCCTTGTTGACCCTTAAAAGCTTTATCTGATTATATGTCTTGTCGTCTATACTTGTACCGTATTTATAGTCAGTTGCACTCTTGTCGTCAAGAATGAGGTCGAATATCCTCATTTTTTCATCTTCCTTAAGTGTAAGCTTTCCGTAATCGTCATAAAAAATGAACTGTTTCTTCGTGTTATATAAGGTTTCAGTAAGTGCATACAGTATCATGTCAAATAAAGTCTTGTTATCTTCTATTCTCTTTTCAATTTTAAATTCCGTGTCTTCCAGTTCCCCGATTTCAAGCTTAAAATCTTCCGCTATTCTTTTTATTATTTCCGTTGCCGTCACATTTTTAAATATATATGTATCCTTATTTTTTAAATACCTCAGCTGATCATATGCGGTAACTTTTATCTTGCCTGATTTTGTCCTGCTACGCTTAAAGATATAGCCTAGAAAAAAAGGGGCGTCCTTGTATTTCACGGATACCCTGTTCCCTTCGGTAAATTCTATTCCCTCTTTCAGCACTTCAAATTCAAGCACCCCACAACTTCCTTTTCTTTCAGTTGTCCATTCAAGAGATGTTACAAGCGGAATTAAAACCTGACCATTTTCCAGTGTTACAGTCAGTTCGATGTCTTTTTCAAGCTCAAATTTTCCGACTGACTGTTTTATTGCCGCATTAATCCAGCTTTCCCTGTTAAGGTCTATCAGCTTAATTCCTTTCAAGTCCGGCATAATACTCATTCCTTAAGCCTCACTTTCTGCCCCGGGATAAAGTCCGTTATTTTATCAAAAGCATTAAGCTTCATGACCTCCGCCATTTTCTCAAGCCCTCCTGTATGCTGACGGCATATGTTCCACAGAGTTTCCCCCGCCTCGGTTGTGACTATCCTGTCCAGTATGGCTGTTACCGCACGAGGTTTTGTGATAAACCCCGAAATCTTGTCATCCAAAATAGTCAGAGCAGTAGCTCTCGGGTCACGATATTCCTTGAGCTTAATTTCAACAGGGATATCCATAAACTCATCTGTATCGTCAGAATATGTGAACTCTTCAAGTGTGACTTTCATATTCGTGTTAAAATACCCCTTCCTGTTCGGATATCTACGTGACACAATGAACTGGAACACTTTCCTGTCCCTTTTCAGTCGCTGAAGTTTATCCAAATAGTATCCTGGTTTATTAAATCCCTGTAAAGTATTCAGGTAGGGGTATCTGAATGCAGGGAGGACAATTTTGAATGATATTTCCTTAAGCCCTTCGGACTTCAGCAGATTCACTTCTGACGCATTTATAAGTGACACTGTTTCATTCCTGTTCTTCATGCTGTATGTTATTTTATCAGGATTCACCGGTATCAGCATTCTGTCAATATAAATATCGTACATGTTAATGCACCCCCTCTGCTACAATGTTCATTTTCTCTTCTATCTTTTCAGTCAGTTTATTTATCACTTTATCAATGTCAGCTTCATTTTCTATTGTATTATTGTTATTCATTTCCACTTTTATTTCAGCTGTCGTGAACTGGTTGATGTGTTCCTGTTCCGCCAGTTCTCTCAGATATTTCAAGTCTTCTTCCGTATCCTCGAGACTGTTGGCCATTTTTCCTGTATTATCGGCGGTTTTTCCTGTATTTTTCCCTACACCGTTAGGGTCTTTTCCTCCACCGCCTCCACCACCCGGCATTCCAGTTCCGGCCGGATCAAGTCCTTTTCCTCCTCCGAGGTCGCCAAGTTCACCTTTCAGCATATCTTTTGTATTTTTGTAACCATTTTTTAAGTCATTTTCCCATTTTTTCTGCTTGGCATTCCCTCTCTCTGCACCTTTCCTGTACGCCGCACCTGCGTCTTTTTTGTCAAGCTTATAGTTTATTTCAGCTATTTGCGGTGCTGAGAAATTAGCCCTGGCAAGTTGCATTGCACCTCCAGTCGAGGTAGGCAGGTTTATTCCAATTGCAGACAGCAGAGGGGCCGCACCGCTCATTGTTTTTAAAAGTCCGTTGATGAACTTATCTGCCTCACGCATTATCCAGTTAAATGCATCTATGAATATGTTTGCAAAATTTGACAGTCCTTTCGCCGCACTTCTTATAAGCCCGTTTATCCCTCTTATAATTCCGTTTATGGCAGATATTATTGCGTTGACTATACTCGCCCATATATTCCACAGCATAGCCTTCATCCAATCAAATGCTCCCACGACAACTCCTGTGACCGTGGCAGTTTTTGTCATAGACTTGATAAGATAAACCATACCTACAACTAATCCTATCACAACTGCAATAACCGCTACTATTGCGGCGACAATCCATGTTCCTGGAAAAGCATATATAGCCGCATTCAACCCATACTGTGCTATTGTGGCTAATACCGCTGCCATTTGTAATGCTGTATCAGCCGCGACTTTGAGCCATGCTGCAGCGTTATAAGCCCATATTGCAAGAGTAGCTATGCCTTGGGCTAATGCATATACCCCCATTGCGACCGCAACTCCTATGACAACTGGGCTGATTAAATCCCACTTGTCGTATACCCAACCTGCCAATTCCAGTGCTTTGTCAAATACTGTTGTCATTACTCCGGCCACCATTTCGAACGTACTCGCCATGCTTGTTGCCATCGACTTAAATTTTTGACTGTTCGCTACCTGGTTAATCATTCTAAGCAGAGGGTCAAATGTCCTTAATGCAAAGTTTCCTGCCTTTACCCAAACTTCACCCCAGGTCATGGGTAGTTTAGAAAAGTCCCTGTTGATGTCATCCGTCATCCCCAGTACTGCTCTTCTTACTACGTCTGCGGTTATTTTCCCTTCTGACGCCAATTTTTTAAGATGGTCTTGAGACACACCCATTTCCTTCGCTATCGCCTGGGTGATAAGCGGAGCGTTTTCCCTGATACTCCTGAACTCGTCTCCCTGCAGTACTCCTGATGCAAGTGCCTGGTTAAGTTGCGTCATCGCTCCCGCAGTTTCAGTTGCGGATGTTCCCGCCACTTTAAATGCTTTTGTTGCGTTACCCATGAACTGTATTATCTCAGCATTATTTGAAAATCTTTTCCCGGCAAGGATTCCGAGCTTGGCCACATCGTTTGTAAAACTGTTTAGCGGGACTCTTGCCTCCTGTGCCATTTGATACGCTGCATTTTTTAAGTTACTTTTCTGGGCAGATGTATCTGTTATCAGATTAAGCCTCGCATCTATTGTCATGACTTCATCAGATATCCCCGCCAGTTTCTTCGCACCGTTAATCAAAGCATACATTCCGACTGCGGCTTTCAGCTTGTTTATCAAACCGTTCATTGCCTTACCGCCACTATGTATCGAACTGTTCCACTGTTGCTGTTTTGCATTGTTCTGCTGTGTCTGTACCCCTGCTCCTGCAAGTTCTGCCTGTAAATTCTGAAGCTCTGCGTTAGCTTTAGCTATGTTATCCTTCATTGTTCCAAGACCTTTGGGGTCTATCTTTTTATTGTCCGCCGCTTCCATAGTAGTTACAAGACTGCTCATGGCACTTGCCATCTTAAGAACAGGAGCAGTCAGTCTGTCCATCATTTGTATTGATGAACTTATTGTTGCCATCAGCATCACCTCCTTGCTTTGGACTTCATTTTCTGCATTTCCTTCTTCTCATTTTCAATTTTCAATCTTATGCTTGCTATGATAAATGCTTTTTCTTCGAGACCGAGCTCGGCAAAATCGCCCGGCATTATTTTAAGCTTGTGGAGGGCGTAATGTGCGTACCCTGCCATTGCATCCTCCTCTATCAGTTTTTTGCTTCTTCGATTTTTTCTTCCATAATATCTTTATCAAATCCGCATATTTCCTGTACCTTTTCCGCCAAAGCGTTATATTCGCCCGGCAAAAGCATAGCAGATAGGAGCTCCTCTGCTGACATCACTGTGTAGCTGTCCTGTAGCTCCTTGTTATTCAAGTTAGGGTACACTACACATGTAACAAGCAGTTTTTTTAGATACTCTGTGTAATCAAGCTTAGGCATGTATACGTTTTTCTTAATTTTAACCTGTGAGGTACACTGATTTCTTAGTTCGTCATCCGTTTCATTTCCTATAGCCCTGATTTCCCACTCCAGTGGCTTTCCGTCTTCTCCGACAAATCTGTCAGAAATTACCACTTTTTCATTTTCTACCTGTTTTGCATTCCCTTTAAAAAATCCTTTTAAACTATCCATTATTAATTTCAACACCTTTCTTATTAAATGAATTATATAAAAAATAAGCAGACACACGGTTGTATCTGCTAAAAATTCTGCCACTTCTTCGGGATTTAATACCCATCTGAAAAAATTTTCCAACATTATTGCATTCCCGGTAAATTCTTAAATTTTTCAGGAATTTCGAAGGATTCAAATGTAAAGTCGAATTCGTCTTCCAAATATTCTGCATCCGCATCTATACTTGCAAGAGTTCCCCCGTCTATGTTACATCCTTTCAGTATGACTGTCTGTCTTCCTACTGTTGAAGTAGGGTCTTCGTTTACAAGCTGCATATCAAAATATATATCTTCTCCAGTATTCTGATACTTAAGTAAAAGTTCCCTGAAAAGAGAAGTGTTGTAATGCATCTTTGCACTTCCTGAACCTTCCCATCCCGTAGCTTTGTTCCCTTTTCCTGAACGCCCCATGATGGGAACTTTAGTTTTTGTCTTCTCCATTTCCGCTTTCACAGAAATAACCTGCATTAAAAGATATCTGTTACCTTCTATCGTGACAAAACATCTTCCCATACTTCCTGATACGGCATCCCTACCGTTCATTGTTGTGCTCATTTCTTACCTCCTTATTCATTTAGCCTAGGCCACTATGATACTCATGTATAATTTTTCCATCGCCGCAACAGGAGTGACCTTATCCGTTACAAGCACCGATTTCTTATCCTTCCCTTTTTCAACTGTTACATCCTCAGCAACAAAATTCTCAATTGCCCTGACTCTCTGCAGTTCCTTATGATGGTCAACGATATTATCTTTAAGTGATACCCTCCCATCTTCGTCATTGTCCACTTTTCCGACAAACGACTTATTGAACAGTTTTGCAATGTCCACAGCAATCTGATCAAGTACTCTTACCACCTGATTAGATGCAAAGTCATCATTCTTATCTACTGTGATTGATGTAAAAGTATTTATGTCCGTAAGAACAACTGGCCTGTTATCAGCCTTGTGGAACAGGAATTTTCCTGCTTTTATTCCATTTTCCAGTGCTGTCTGATTTTCTTTAAATTCAAACATGAAATCCCCATCGTAAACCTTGTTCGAAACTGACTTGTTGACAGGGCATCCCGCTTCTGCTCCTGTTACCCAGTACACTGCTGACGATTCTTTGTCATCCTTGGAAATAGTCTTATTTTCAACAGAAATGACACCTTCATGGTCTGCATAAGCTCCTCTGTAGACTACAGTCTGGAACTTAGCTCCAACTTCATCCCGCATTCTTTTCGTGAACTGTATGTAAAGCTTTTTAATTGTTTCGTCAGTTGCAAGACATCCCAGTGTGTTAAAATAATAAGTTTCAATTTTGTCGAGGAACTTCTGATATTCCGTTCCTGTCACTGCACTTCCGTTTGTTCCGTTTTCAAGCGGTTTCGCCACAGTCGGCGTTAACGTTGCACCTGTTTTAAAATCTACAAAATCATTATTGACTAAATCTTTTGCTGTTTTTACTGTCTGAACGTCCACTTTTTTATTGTCAAGCAAAGTAGTAACATCAAACATTGCAGGAGTGTCAACATTAGCCGCTACCGTTATTTTAATGCTGTTCCCTCTTTCACCTGCGTATTTTGCAGTGGCCAGGTCATTACTTGCCTTTGCCCCTTCATTCAGCTTATAGCAGTAGACTGTCTTTGCATTGGAAAATAAATCCCTTAAACCTTTCATTTTCTCATGGTCATAGCTATATCCGAATATCTTCAGGCTGTTTTTCTGAAAATCAGAATTTTCAACAGTGAACACTTCCCCGTCTACTCCCCAGTCAAGCTCCATTGCCATCGCTGCATAACCTCTGTCGGCAAGTGATACGATAGCCCTTGCTAGACTGACAAAGTTAATGTAAGTACCCGGCAAAACCTTATTCTGAAATAACCATGTACCTCCTCCGTATGCCATCTATTCCACCTCTCTCTTTAAAAATTCTTTTATTAAGTTATCCACTTCGTCAAAAGTGTACTCCTTATTATCTTCAAGCATTACTCCGAGAATATCCTTCTGCATTTCGTATTTTTTAGAACCGTACAGCTGTTCCTTTGTAAAGCTTGTATTTGTTTCATTTTTCTTAGCCATTCTTTTTAATGCCTCCTTCTATCGAAAGATTTTCCATCTTATCATTTTCCTTTTTCTCACAGATAAAATAACTAAATTGAATAAAGCTGTGCATATTCCCGTCCTGTATCTCAGTTTTTCTTTCAGTGCCTCTCATGATGTCTCCATTTTCGAGCGTTATCAGGTTAGTGATACTGTTAAGTTTTTCAATCACATCATATATTTCCCTTGAATTCTTTTTATTTTCATCAGCTATATAATCAATCCCGAACACTGTCACAGCTTTATACCTTAAATCAACAATCTGAGTTTTATCAGTACTTATGACATGCACGAAAAAACAGGGCTCTTCGAAATTCTGAGGAACCTGGTTGATGTAAATCTTTACCCCGAATGTTTCCTTCAGTTTTCCAGTCAGTGCATTCAATATGTCGTTTATCATCCTCCAAGCACCTCCTTTATCCATGCTTCAAGTTTCTTTTCAATTATTTTCGGTAATTCCTTTTCCAGTTCCAGTTCTGCTTTTGTTAGAAAAAACAGTCCTGTAACCCATGATTTTTTCAATGATTTTCCTATTGCCGGAACATATCTCCCTGGAGTCTGCCTGTGCCCGAACTCGACATATGACGCGTATTCAACGCTGTTCGTTATTGTCACCGTATATCCTCCGCCTGTATTGACCGCTTTCGCTCCTATACTTGCGTCCCAGCCACGCCTCAGTGTTCCTCCTGTGTGCGAGTATTCTTTGGTCACAGTTTCACCATTTTTCTTATATGACACTTTCTTAATCCCGTCTCTCACAGGAGTTCCATCCTTATTCAGTTTAGCCTGCCCTTTCCTTTTTCCGGTTTTATATTTCACTTCCTCCCCGAAAGTAGGCTTATAGACAGGCGTTCTCTTGATTGCTTTGGCTAGTAGTCTTGCACCCAGTTCGTTTGTTATGTTCTCAAGTAGTAGTGCCGTATTTGCTTGACTTAATGTTTCAGCAGCTTTTCTTATTTCCGAAAAATCCACTTTAACTTTACTCGTTCCCATTTAAGCACTTCCTTTATATGCTTCAAGCACTATTTCCTGATGGTTCGTGTAAACTGCCGATATTCCCGAGTGCTTGTATTTCCTTGTAACTCCGTTCTGAGTGACTTCAATCACACTGCCCGGAGGAACATAAACTTCAGGAGCGATAAACAGTTTCACGACCTGCGAACTTACGGCAAAGGACTCCGTCTGACTGGTCTGACTTATATTCTTAAAACTTAACCGGCAAGGCAGATTTTCAAACAATGTCACTTCTGTGTGGATCGTTGCTCCATATTTGTCTTCAGTATCTTTAAAACCAAATATATTACAAACTCCAGTCCATAGTGACTGTATAGCCTTTTTTGCCTTTTTCAATTGATTTTCTACCATACTATCCTCCTATATCTCAAGAGTTCATCCTCTCCTCTTGTCATAAGATACGTTATATAAACTTCAAATTTGTCCCCTGTGCTCTTTGTGTCCTCATAGACTACCTTAGTATCGCCTTCGCTTATTTCTTTCGCTACACGGTCAAAATCTAAGCCTTTCAGCTCAAGCTGGTTAAGTGATTTCTTAAAATATAAAAACTCACCTGTACTCCGGTCAATCCAAATATGCTTCAAGCCTTCAGGAACCTTGTTCTGATTAGTCTTGTTTTTAATATAAGACTTAACCTTCTCAATACTCTGTTCCAACAAAAATAAGTCGGCATCTATGACTTCATAGCCTACCGACTTTAATGTTTTTATCACGTCTTCTTTGATATTTTCAACATAATCCATGCCACGCACCTACTTCTTTGGTTTTTTAGCCTTTTCTTCCGAGTCTTCCTCCACTTCATAACCACGATCCCTGAACCATTCGATTAAGTTTTCGTTGTCAGTATTTCCAACTCCGTTAACAAAATATACCCCGGCACTTGCCCCTGTGTATTCCTGATTTGGTGATTTTATTACAGCCATTCAAAGCACCTCCTATTTTACTTTAATTTTTCTGAATATTCCTGCCGCTTTGGTAGCTTTTAGTGCAACCGCCGCAACCATTTCAACTTCTCCTGTTTTCACTGCTCCTGCTGTCTTGTAATCAGGCAACCATGATTTGATTAATCCGTTTCCTGTCGGAGCGACTCCGTGGAATCCGTCCATTCCGAATCTTACAGCATACAGTGATGTTTCTCCTGTTCCTGTTTTTGTTTCAGAAACTGGGTCATTTGTTCCAGGTTTGGCCCCAAGATTGATTAATGGGATTCCCGCATACATTTCAACCTGCTGGCCAAAGTCATTCATAGAAGTCGTGTACATCGAAGTTCTTCTTGCACACGCCCTTATTCTTGCAATAAGCTGTAAGTTCCCTGCTATCATGGAAGGTGTTCCGTCAAGTCCCATCAGGAATTCGTCCAGCATGTCAAGGAAAGCTTTATAATTAGTGTCTATTGCAGCCGAAGTAGATAAATCTATTGTGGCTCCCGGAATAAATTCTGTTGAACTTCCTGTGATTGCTTTTTCGAGTCCATCAAATGCCTTACTGTTTACTGCACTGTCTCCATTTATCACAGTGTTGTTAAATAAGGCAGATGCGGCTTTTATTTTCTGTGACATCTGTAACTGCACTTCTGATACTATTCCGCCCATGTCTGCTATAATTCTGTCAATTTGGAATGAACCCCCGAAGATTTTCAAGTCAACATTGTGTCTTTCTTTTGAAACTTCAGCAGGTGTGTATTCATGATTGACTTCTCTAAAGTCTGCGGTTGGTTGTGTTTTTAATCTTGTATATCCGTAAGTCATTGTAGTTCCTCCTCCTGTTGGGGACACCACATTGTCAAACGGTATGTTGTTCATAATAAAGTTACTTTTTGCAAATTCGTCTATCACTCCTATCTGCAAATCGTCCTGTACATTCTTTTTAGCTTCTGCTAATGTTATCGGCATATAAGCCACCTCCTAATTTTTTAATCTGATTGTGTTGTGAATCTTGCCATTATGGCTTCGGTCAGAGATTTTGGAGCATTACTTTCTCCATTCCCTGTATTTCCTTCGCCAGGTTTAACCCCTGCGAAATTAGGTCCTTTTTGTTTTCCCGTTTCAACGGCTTTAAACAGCATTTTGCTGTCTTCCGCTTTTTTCAAACTTTCAATCTGTTCATTGATTCCAAGCAGTACATCACCGTCCATTTTGATTTTACTCATGTCCAATAATGCTTTTACCGCCTTGACATTTAAGGCATCCGCTCCAAGCAAGGCCGTATCCACTGCTCCTGCCAGTTTTATTTCCGCAAGTTCGGCATTATATTTATCCGTTGCGGCCTTATTCTCATTCTGCAGTGTTTCAATTGTCTGTTTCAAAGTTTCAACATCTCCTGTACTGTTCTTAAGTGTCTCAAGCTGTTTATCCCTGTCTGACAAGTCTTTTTCTGCCTGTTTTTTAGCATTGTTCACTTCATCAAACCTTGCTTTCGGGATAAATCCCTTCAGCTGTTCAGTATTTGCCGACAGCACTTTTTCAGCCTGTTCTTCAGTCAGCCCAAGTTTTAACAGATCCTCTTTGTTCATAAAATAATCACTCCTTCATTTTTTACGCTGTATGTCAGCGGAATCATATCTGATTTGTTCTTTTACGCCTGCAAATTCTAAAAAGGCGAAATAAAAAAGAGCAGTCATTAAACCGCTCTTGAATTATTACTGTTCTTTATCACTCTTGTACAAGTTCTCTAAATCTGAAATTTTAAACGTTAAATCTTTCTCCTCTTCAAGAACTTTCATCATAAATTCAAAAAAATCCCTGTGTAACTTTATTTCATCTTCTCTAAAAGGACTATCCAATCCTTTCCAGGATATCTCATTTTTCTTTTTCTGGATCTCTTTTTCTTTGTTTTTCATTTCCTTGAAAGCTTTATAAAGCCTGTGGTTTTTTGACAACATGTCTTTTTCTCCTATATTTCAGTTTCTTTTCCTTAGCTTTTTGCACCTGTAAAACTTCTGCAACATTTTCAAAATTTACATTCTCAAGTTTTCGCGGATCCATATTTAAGTCGATATCTTTCATTTCAAACAAATTTCTAGATAATTCATGTATGTATTTTTCATCTATCGCCGCCATATATCTTAATTCGTGATTAGTAAAAAATGTAAAATCATCATTACTTAACCCCCATTCATGTAATCCTTCTGGATGATTATGTGTAAAGTATGAATTTTTATAAGGTATATTCATTTTATGTAGAGATATCGAATTCGCATCACCTTTTGCCACATAAATCTCTCCACTTTCGGTTATTACCATCGCGCTTTCATAAGTATTTTTTACTATTTTCTGCTCATATTTTCTTAACAGTTCTACAGGATTATTATACCCTGTATTTTTTATATTGCCAAGTTTCCTATAACGTACGTCTTTCTCCAGGACAACCGTTTTATTTCCTGAACTCAATCCTTTAAAACTATCTTCTACTTCTATTTTACTGAACATTTCATCAATTGTTTTACCATACTCATTTGCAAGCTCCCTCGGTTTAGGGCTTGTCATAAACTCCGAAAATGCTTCTGCAAATGTTTCCTGAGCATCTGTAGTTGCGTAATCACTCAATTTTTCTGCTATATCCCCAATTTGTAATTTTAATTTTCTAAATATTTTAGGTCTTATTTTACTTGATACTAAATTCGAAGCTATTTTTTTGTTAGGAGGCTCCCCAAAAACTTTCGCATTAAAGGAGAGAAAGTCATCGACTGCATGTCCTATTTCATGCATTGTTATACCTTCCCAGGTTGTTCCTTCTGGAAAATATCCTCTCTCTACAAGTTTAGCTACTTGTTTTTTAAATTTTTCCAAATTACCGTAGTAAATTTTATTGAAAGTTATTCCACCCTGACCTGTTCCAATATTGCAGTTTGCAAAATGCTTTGGATCTTTCAGTTTATGCGTGTTAAAAGCGGCCAATCTGCCTTTCATCTGAGGGTATCTTTCAAATACTTTTTCATAAGTCTTATGAACAGATTTTGCAGCTTCGAGTTCCATCCCCTCGTAAGAAAGCAGTTCATTTGAATTAAAACTGTCATTTTTATAAAACCAGTTCTGCGATTTTGTAAACTCCTCCATCTCCTCTATTGAATTAATGTCATCAAGTGTCTTCTGTTTTTTAGATGTTTTTTTCGATTTATCTGTTAGCTCTGAATTATTATCAAGATATTTTTCCTTCCACTCACCATATTTCATATCCGCTGGAACATACTCCGTTTCTCCTGTTTTCTCATTTCTTGCGGCTCTTTCGCCTTGCATGTCATCGAAATAAGGAGCCGTAGTAGTTCGACATCTGACATGAAACGGATTCGCAGTGACTCCGACTTCATAGTCTTTCAGGTCAAATACCTTGCCGTCCATTTCCTGGCATATGTCAGATGTTCTGTTATCCAGTGTGGCCACTATTTCGTATTTTTCTACACCCAAATCCTGATAACTCTTAAGCCTTGCCTTGCTTGAATAAGCCGCACTTTCTGTATATACCAGCCTTGATGCATTTGCTTTCGACACTTTCATTTTCTCGGCTATTTTATCTGCCAGTTTCTCTAAACTGTCGCCTCTGATAAATGCCTGCGTCATTTCCGTATGCAGAGTATTTATAAGCTTGTCCTTATCTTCCCAGATCCTGTCGCTAAAGTTTCTCCCATCAGGAGCCCATGGCTTTTTAATAACTGTATTTACTAACTTATCGTTTAAGCTGTATATGTTAGTTCCTACCCCTGTTCCTTTTGCTATCTGAAATGCCGTACGATTGTACTGGTCTTTATAAAGATTTTTAAGATAGCTTTCAAATCCACTTTCACGGCCATTATAAAGCTTTTCTATTTCCCCTCTTACCTGTAACTTCATAGCTTCAAGCCGTTCAATGTGTACTCTTGCACTTGCGTTCTCAAGTTGTCTGCTCCAGTCTTTCTTGATTCCGTTTTCTTCCCCATGTTTGATGTATTCGTCAAGCGTCCATTTGAACTCCTTAAGTTCTTTGTCGTTCAGCATCTTTTTAGCCTCGGCCAGTGATACATCATTGTTTTTAGCGATTCTGTTGTACCATACTTCGATATCCTTGTTCAGCCTCGATATAGCCCTCTCGTATTCCAGCTGCTGTCTACGAAATTCGTCTCCTGCTATTTTATTAAGTCTTTCTTCCTCTTCAATAAATCTATCTTGCCAGTATTTCTTACTCATCTATATCATCAGAGTGGTTATGTTCTCCAAATCCTCCATAGCCCTCTATGTTTTCACTACGTTCTTTTTTCAACCTTTCCTGTTCCGCCTGCACATCTGTAACCCATGGATGCTGGGCAAGTATTGTTTCCTCAGATATTATTCCAACAGAATTTTTGATGTCCGATATTGCCTGACTTTCATTAACTAAAATATCCCTATTCAGTACTACTTCAACTTTTTCATTTAAAAAGTCTCCTTGTCCGGTATTCTTTAAATGATTTGCAACAAACCACAGCAGATCTTCAAAACTTGCTTGAAATTCAGTCTCAAAATCATTTGCCTCCAAATCGATTTCAGAGTACATGGATCTTATGTTAAGCTGGTTCGGATTGTTTCCCAGTGTATCAGCCTTGCTGTCAAATCCTGCTCCATTTTCAATTATTGTCTGTTTCAGAAGTTTCACTATCGCATCATAGTTTCCTGCATTCACTTCAACCTGTAAGCTTGACACTTCTCCTTCTTCTCTGACCTTTACGGCTCCGTATGTTGCCAGATTTCTCCTGAACTCACCTAAATTTTCACCATCATAATTTTTTATAACTAGTATCGTGTTCCTGCTGTCCTCCTGCATATTGTTCATGAAGTCACTCATAAGCATGTTAAGTCCGTCCTGCAGTGATTTCACCCTGTTAAGCAGAGGCTGTTCCAATTCATCAGCCCTGAAACTTATAAGCGGTATTCTTTGCCAGTTATATGGTGTATCGTCAACTGTCAGGTATGCTTTTTTTTCAACCAGGTTAAGCTTATTATCGTTCAGTATGTAATGTTCAACTCCTGAGTCCTTGTATAACTCTATATGCGTTTCCTTTTCATATCTTCCGTTCCTGTATACCTGGTTGGCATATTTTCTGATTGCATATTTAAGTTCTGTATGATCGTTGTCAGTCCACACAGGGATAACTTCGACCGAATTAATCCTCTTAAATTTCAAATTTCCTTCTTCGTCGACATATAAAAATAGCCAGCCGATGCCGTTATTATATACATCAGTGGCTATCCTTTTAATCGTTTTGAGGAATCCTTTATCGAATAAATCATTAAGCAGTTCGTTGTATTTTTCATTGTCAGTACTTATGCTTGGTGTCTTAGATGCTATATAGTTTACTTTCTGTTTTACCAGTTTTTTATACTGATTGTTAACAATCTTATTATTCGGCAAGTTGTTAACAGTTATCAGTTTTCCGTCATCACCTATCGCCGTTCTGTTTCTTTTCAGTATATCATGTTCCCCTGCATAATATCTGTTACCGTCAAGCATCATTCTGTAACTGTCACTTGAAAAGTGCCACATTATAATGCTTTCAACTTCCGATAAACTTATATTGTCCTTTTCCATTTTATCTTTTCTCCTAAAAAATCTTTTTATAAACTCAAACATTTCAGCTCCTTAATCAAAAGAAAATGTAGGGCCTTTCGTGTAATCCTCCAGTGCATACCGCATTGCATCCATCAAATGGTTGAAATCGTCCACGGGCTTATTGACCGCATTATCGAACTTGTCCTTATCCCACATATAGTTTGATATCTCGGTAATGAAATTAACGCATCGCGGATGTATTATGATTTTATAATCCTGAATGTACTGGATTCCGTTATTGATACTGTCCTTACCTTTCCTTGAGTTCCTTATTCCCTTAAGCCCTAAGTCATAAAGCTCGTCTATTGACTTCGGCTCCTGACTGTCGGCAGTTATTTTTTCCTTTCCATATCCCTTGCGGATTATTTCCTCCGCTATTTCCCTGTTCTTCATGGCATTCCGATAGATTTCATCAAATACATATATTGTCCTGTTTGCTACATCTATCAGTCCACAGAATAACGCAGTAGGGTCGTTGGTATACCCGAAGTCAAGCCCAAATGCCGATTTGACTCCGTGCATTTTCGCCACTTCTGTGTAATCAAATTCCTTCTCTTCCCAGTTCTCGTATACCAGCCCTTCCACTATCCCCCAGTTTCCAAGCCCTGCGACCTGATAACGTCTAGGGTTGTTCTTCTTCATGTCCTCGAACAGCTTCTTATCGCTTTCGTCAAGCCATTCGTTGCACATGTAGTTCGTTGTCTTTGCCATTATGTTTTCATCTTCGACATCAAAAAATCTCTTCTTAAGCCAGTGCCGCTCATTCCAGGGATTGAATGATATTATAAACTGCTTGAATAGAGGCGGTTCCACAATACCCCTGATACTTTCGTCAAGCATGTTAAAATCCTGTTCCCTGTTTATCTCATACGCCTCCTCACACCAGCACCAGCAGAGTACTCCATCCGATACGGATATTGAAGTTATCTTAAGCGGATCGTCAAAACCTCTAAATAAAATTTTCTGTCCCGTGGGTATATATGTTATTTCAAGTGGACTTTCCTTAAATTCCCAATATTCAAGTACATTCAGCCTGTTTATCGCCCATCTTAAATCTGAATAACAGCTGTCCTTAAGTGTCCTGTACACCTTACGCACAACAAGGGTATTTGCACCTCTGTATTTCATCATGCTGTAGATTATCCAAAGTGCTATAGTCTTGCTTTTCTTACTTGCCCTTGACCCTTTCACAACTTTATATCTGCCCTTGAAATTCCAAAAATCCTTATACCCTTTTCCGACTATGTCAGGCAGTCTGATCTTCTTACTCTTCAAGATCGTCCTCACCCACTATCATGACAGGCAGTACTCCCTCGACCTCGACCTTGTCAGTAAATAGCCTGTACCGTTTTCCAAGAAGTTCGGCCGCCTTTATTCTGTCCTTGAGTCCTATCTGCTTTTCTATTATCCTTGCATCACTGCATCCGTCCCCAGTGCCTTCAACCACGACGACTTCTTCTTTAATTTCTCCCCGCATCGACGAAGTCAACATTTCAAGTACTTCCTTGGCAGATGCAGTTCTTTCGCTCTCCAGTGCCTTCAGTTTCCCGTCGATGTAGGTTTTTATATTAGGTTTTATTAAGTTTTCTGCTGCTATTACTGCTGCTGTCTTCTTGCTATATCCCGCTTTTACTGCCGATTCTGTTGCGTTTCCCGTTTCGATGTAGTGGTCTGCAAAGCGTTTCTGCTTTTCTGTCAATTTCATACTTGTTTCACCTCATTTCTCAAAACTTAAAAAAAAGACAGCTTTTACACTGTCTTCTGTTAGCCAGGCGTATGGCTCATGAATCCCGCCTCAGCAAAAAAAATATCTCGGATTTCCTAAAACCTTAAATTTCCATTCTATCCTATTATAACACGTATAAATTTTTATACAAGGACACGAACCGGACATTTTCATTAATTTTTTTTAATTATTCATGATATCCTGTATCACGCTATCTGAAAAAATTAACACCCTCAACCTGTTGACAAGCCTGTTTTTCTGACGTCTTATTGTCCTTTCGTCCACCTTGAATTTCTCTGCAACATATTCAAGTGTCATTTCTTCAAAATATTTTAATTCGATAATTTTATAATATCTATCGTCCTCGATATTTTTTAGTGCATTTTCTGTCATATTTACGACATGTTCAAGCCGTTTTATCTCATTTTCGCAGTTCTCTATCATATTTTCGATTTTTTCGACTTCTGAGATATATTTTTTTGTCGATTGAATATTTATACCTGTTTCCTTTTTGGAAAGCAGGACGGGGGCATTATGTAAGCCTGAGAGCCTCTCACGTTTAACCTCTATGGCCCCTTTTAAATATTTCAGCTCATACAGTAATTTTTCTGTCCGCTGGAACGGAGTCAGATTTTTCTGAATCTTAAATTCCTTGTCCTCCTTCAGAATCTTTGCCACTTCCTCCGCTATCGCTCTTGCCGTTGCCATTAGTATTCCCCCTTTGTCCTTTCGTTCATGTTCTTAAGCCATTTTTCATGGTGTATTTTCAAAAATTCCTCTTCCGTTGCACCTACACATCTCACTATGGACAGCATTGCCCCGAAAATTAGATTTTCTGCTTCTTCCCGTATTTTCGTCAACTGTGACAGTGCACTTTCTATGTCCGTAAAGAATCTGGACCACAGATACATGTCCGTACATCCGATTATCCTGTACGGCTTCTGGTCAATATAGCTGAGATAAAAATGCAGGCAGTCAGATAATTCCTCCAGTGTTTTTCTCCTGTCGACCGGTTTAGTGTGATTTTTCCAGTAGTTCCATTCGCTCTTGAGTTCCTGTGCCAGTTCCCCCAGCTCGGTAAAATATGCTATGTATGTTCTTATCTGTGACCTTCCCCTCAACGTTTTCTTTTCATCGAATTTCTTGTCAAGTACTGCCTGCCTTTTAAGCAGTTCATCAATATCAAATTTCTTTAGTGCTTCCATTCTTTTCCTCCTCCATCAATTCCAGTATTTCGTTATACGCTTCTATTTTTCCACTCAATATATGATAGCTTGGGTCTCTTAGTTCATATTTCTTTTTTGACTTAGTACAGATGTTTATCTTTTTCTTCAGTAAATTTATTAGCACTATTTTCATTCTTTTTCTATCCTCCTTATTTTTAACTTCCACTCTCAAGTATTTCTGCCGTGTACGGCAGAAAATGCTTATTAAATTTTGTGATTAATGTCCTTGAATATTTTCTTAGTCTTGAATCTATATCCAGGTCTTTGTCAGTAAACATCTGAACCACTTTAAAGTTGACTATGATGTCTTTCAAAGTTGTGAGGGCTTCAGCAACTTCAGGGTCTTCACATGGAAGGTCGTCCTTCCATTTCTCGCTGTAGTGCTTGTCAAATAACTCCCTAAGTCCGTCGTACAGTGCATGCATTCCCCTGTCACGGTAGATTTTCTTATCAAAATTATATTTTTTCTTCATTTCAGGGCTATGGAAAAGAAATGTCATCCTGACTGTCTGTTCTATCAGACTTTTAAGCCCTTCATAATTTTCAAGCATCGGATAGTTGCCCATGCTTTTAATTTTAACTTTCTTCATATCAAGCTCCCTGTTTGGTTCCGGACAGTATCTGTTAAGTCCAAGCTGATTGAAAAGCCTGAACCTGTCCAGCAAGTATCCCGAAGCTTTGTACACCGAGAACAGGAACATATGTACTTCCCCGTTCTCCAGTATTTCTTTTTTAACTTCCTTCCTATCTAGTTTTTTCGTCTTTAGTTTTCTAGCCATTATCTTTTCACTCCTATCCCCATGTGCTCAGATGAGCTTCACCCACGTCGTTCCACAAAGCGTCTTTATAATCCATAATTGCGTCGTAGATTCCCTCCAGTGCACTCATCTGTTTTTCCGTAAGTGAGTTTTTCAGAATGAACTGCTGTTCTATCGACATAAGGAAAAGTTTTATTTCCACTTTAGTGGTATTTTTCTTACAGAATTCAATTTTATCAAGTATCTTATTAATTTTTCTAATTTCAATCACTTCCTGAACTGTTATCATTGTTTCTTTCCTCCCGTATATTTTTCTATTCTTGCCTTCAGGCTCTGCAGTAATTCCTCCTGAATGTCTCCCTTGCTCTGCAGAGCCTTCATGACGTCCTCGTCACGTGTGTTACTGCAGACAAGGTGATGGATTATAACCTTTTCCTTCTGCCCCTGCCTGTGAAGTCTCTTGTTGGCCTGCTGGTACAGCTCAAGGCTCCAGTTAAGTCCGAACCAAATCACATGGTTCCCTCCGTCCTGCAAGTTCAGGCCATAAGCCGCACTTGCGGGATGTGCAAGTAGGATATCAATTTTTCCGCTGTTCCAGTCCTTTTCATCCTGCACTGTCTTAAGTTCTCTCACTCTAAGACCTGTCTTGGCCAGTGTACTTTTCATCCTGTCAAGGTCATGCTTGAAACTGTAGAACACCAGTGCCGATTTCCCGTTAAGTTCCTCCACCAGTTCCATGAACCTCTCAATCTTGCACTTATGGATTTCATGCACATCTTTTTTTTCGTCATACACGGCTCCGTTACTTAACTGTAAGAGTTTATTCGACAGTGCCGCCGCATTTGCGACTGTTATTTCTTCAAGACTGTTAAGCTCCAGTATCATCTGCTTTTCAAGTTTCTCATACTGTTTCCTTGCTTTCGCATCAAGTTCCACGCTGACTATATTGTCCACCACGTCAGGCAGTTCAATGTAATCTTCCGCTTTCATGGACACACATATGTCAGCTATCCTGTCCATGATTGACTTGTCTGAACCCTGCTTGAGTTCGTATTTGCCGTACGGATCACTCCTGCTCCTGTAAAAATTGAAGTACCTATCCCTGAATACCGTTATGTTTTTTCCGAGCCTCTCACCCTGGTCCAGCAGGTAAATCTGTGCCCATATATCCTTAAGACCATTCGGTGCGGGAGTTCCAGTAAGCCCTACGAGTCTCTTAATCTTACCCAACACAAGCTTAAGTGCCCTGAACCTCTTGGCCTGTTGATTCTTAAAACTTGAGAACTCGTCTATGACCACCATGTCAAACGGCCAATCGTTCCTGTAATAGTCCACAAGCCATGGTATGTTCTCCCTGTTGATCACGTATATATCGGCAGGGGTGTTCAGTGCATTAATCCTTTTCTTTTCCGAACCCAGTACTGCTGAGAATTTAAGGAGCTTCAGGTGGTCCCATTTTTCTGCCTCCCTGAACCATGTGCTTTCTGCAACCTTTTTCGGTGCTACGACAAGTACCCTGCTGACCTCGAACATGTTAAGCTTAAGTTCATCTATGGCCGTAAGAGTTATTATCGTCTTTCCCAGCCCCATGTCAAGCAGAAGTCCGACTTTTTCAGTATTTACAACTTTATCAATGCAGTACTTCTGGTAATTATGTGGCTTGAACTTCACTTTCCCTTCCTCCTTCAATTTCCAGTATCTCTTTTATTTTTTCCCTTGAATCTGCAACATACACCCTCTGTCCGTACGCCCTTATTTTCTCAATCTGCCTATCTTGTAAAGGTCTCGTTGTTTTCCCTGTTGCCTTGAGTTCCACAAAAAATGCTGTTCCATTCGGCAGAAGGCATAGCCGGTCCGGTACTCCCGCATGCCCGGGACTCACAAATTTATACGCAGTACCTCCCAGTTTTTTCACTTCAGATACTAGATATTTCTCGATTATACTTTCCAACATTTTTTTTTTTCCTCTTTTCATCTTTTTTAAAAACTACAACAATCCGAAATCCTATATATATATCTATATAGGCGTATTAGGTATATTAGGTATTATATATATATGCCTAATATACCTATTTTATATATTTATATATAAAGATTGTAGTTTGTAGTTATTTATATAATATATTATTAATTTTACTGGATTTTCGGTTACTACAAAGTATAACTACAACCCGACAACAAACTACAAAACCCTATTTTTCTAAGGAACTACAAAGTTTTGACTTTTCTCTAAAAACTACATTATTTTGTAGTTCTCCTTTTGAACCCTCTTTGTTGGCCGAAATCACCGAATTTACGCGGTGTTTTTAAACGTTCCCATCCTTTCATGGAACCCATTATGGAATTTACGTTTGCACTGTCAGAATTCTTAATGTATTCCCTTCTCATTCCGAAACATTCGACCAGTATTTCCAGGGCGCACACCCTGTCCCTCGGTACTGTTTTTATTCCTGATTTGTCAAAGCCTTCAAAATAATAATTTTTTCTTTTCTGATGATTCCAGCTATGCCAGTCTTCGGGTACTTCCTTTTCAAGAAACTCCATTATTTCCCCTTCCTTGACATCTTTCACCCTGTGATTTTCCTGTTTTTCGTCTGCGATGATTTTTGCTTCACCGCTCAAGTCCAGTTCACATCCCGTGATATAGTAAAAATACGCCTCCGCCCATATCTGATCCCTTTCGGCATCAAGGTCTTTCCATATACTCTTCTTAGGTTCCATAATTCCTACTTCAACAGGCCAGAATCTCCTGTTCCCAGTCCTGTCCCTTAAAAACTCATAGTCGTTCGATGTTCCGAAGAACACACATCTTCTCGGATATTTCTCCGTTCTTCTCCCATATGCTTTCCTGTAAATATCATCAGTTTTACTTAAAAACTGTTTGATTAAATCCGTTTCATTCTTAGTAAACGCTGTCAGTTCTCCCAGTTCATTAATCCATGTACCCTGTATCATTTCCGCCGCTTCTTTCCCTGCAAAAGTCTGCAGGCTGTCCGAGTACCACTTCCCTCCAAGTTTGGCAAGGAATGTGCTTTTCCCTATCCCCTGCGGTCCTGTAAAGATCGGCATGTAATCATATTTAATGCTCCCTTCGACCGCCCTTGCAACGGCGGCCGTAAGCGACACCTTCATGACTTCCCTTGTATAAATGTTATCTTCCGCACCTAAATAATCAGGCAGAAGCTTTTCAATTCTTTCTTTCCCGTCCCATTTAAGGTTCCCGAGGTATTCGGCCACGCTGTTGAACCTATTCTTATATGATGCAAGTAACAGGGCATCATATATTTTATTCTCTCCTGTAAGCCCGAACCTTTTCTCAAGGTAGTTTCTGACCCCGCTGTCGTCAAGGTCTTCGTACTGACGCATTTCATCTTTTCTGTTCCATGGAACAGCTCCTGTGACCATTCCTCTGTTCGTAAATTCGTCTATTGCGAATTTGCCTTTAAGGCTCACATCATTTTCCAGCACTATCAGCATGTTGTTTATCGACTTTACGAATGCACCGTTTTCATGCTGAGCAAGTTCATTCATCCATGACAGGTCAATATCACTTTTACCTTCTTCAAGCACACCGAAGTCATCAGATGCGGTGTATCTCTCCATGTTAACGATGGACGCTACCTCCTCAATACTTCTCGCGAACTTTGACATTTCAACGAATGAGGGGAACCTGTTCGCAGGAGTACCTTCCTTCACATCCGCGTCCATGTCTGCGAACTTGTGGAGTCTTACCATGTCGAATGCATTACACAGCTTACCTCCCGCGGGGTCAGTGGCATGGTGCGAGTATACGAAGACGTCGTCATAAATTACAGCTCCTCCATAAGTGCTCCCCTGGGTATAGGTCATTCTTTTTCCATCATCAGATATGTCGTACTCTTCCGGAATAAACTTTTCCACAGCTTCAGCTATGGTGAAAGTTTTACAGAAAGCTCCTATTATTCCTGATTTTTCAAGAGGATTTTCCTGTTTTTTAAGCATCTTTTCTGCCATTTTTTCCGTTCCCGGAACCTGTGGCCACTCCGTCATGTTCTTCCAGTCATCATACGTTGCGAGGATTCCGTCAACTGACAGAGGAGCCTTTTCAAGGTTGAACTTGTACACATACCTGCTGTCCACAGAACAGCTTGCCCAGAACATCAGCCTTGCAGGTTCAAAGGTGGTAGGGTCGCACATGGCCATACCTATCATCTGAGCCACTTTCCTTGCCACGGGCTCATATTCATCGGGGGACATGCTCCTGTCTGTCACGATAATAACCCTTAACCTTGGCCTGCTCTCCATGTGCTTACGCGTGCTGTACACGGCGTAGGACATGTTAAGGCTTTCAACTTTATTAATAACTTCTTCGGTCTTGCCTGGTTCTATGTTGTCAAGGTCTAATGTTATTAAGTCCCTTGACAGCAGGTTCACGTTTTTTCTTATACCGTCCTTGAGCTTTCCCGCAACAAAGCCCCCGACGTCCTTAAGCTCATCCTGTTTCGCCTTTGGCAGTTTCAGGAAGTCTTCAAACTTTTCGGCAGTCCTTGTCGGTGTTTCAAGCCTCTTGACGAACTCGCTCCATAAAAGCTTTTCTGTTTTCCATCTTGTCTCCTTCCTGCTACCTGCAGTACTTATCACTATTTCCCTGTTGTACATTTTTACCTCCTTCCTAATCTTTTTTATAATATTCCGTTTCAAATCCGTCTGCTCTCAGTATCAGCCCTTTAGCCCATCTGAGTTCTTCTCCCATCAGGTCGCACACTTCCTCTACAGTGACGTCCATCGGGGCTTCCAGCACAACTTCATCGTGTATGTGCATTACTATCTTATAGCCTTTATCGGTCAGTTTAAGAATTGTTGCGGCGAGACAGTCACGGGCTATTGCCTGCACGATGTTCTCCACAAGCTTTCCCCCATAAGTTTCGGCAGTTTCCCATTTGCCTGAAACCTGATTCGGTGCCTTATAGGTGATTACCGTTGCACCCCAGCTGTTCTCCCTTGTTCCAGGGCTTACATAGTGGAGCTTACGGCCACTCGGAAGGGTTACCGTCAGGAAGTCGAGCCCTTTTGCAAGATCTCCTTCCCTTGAAAAAAGTATTCCGTTTACTGCCTGTCTTGTTCCGTTAAGCACCACTTCTGCGGCCGCATTTCCTACGGCATACCACAGGTCAACTATTCTCTTATTTGAATTTCTCCACATTCTGACAATTTCAGGAAGTTCCTCCTCAGTAAGTCCCATATTAATCGCACCCATGGCCATAAGGGCTCCGCTTGACCCCTGATAGCCGAGTGCAAGTTCCGCAACCTTCCCTTTCTGTCTTAAGTGGTAGTTCTCCTTGCCCTTCGCAATTGTTGATATGTCCACACCGAACATCTGTGATGCCGATGCCTCATAAATTTTCCCGTGAGTCCTGAACACATCAAGTCTCCACTGTTCGCCTGCAAGCCATGCGATCACTCTTGCTTCTATTGCGGAAAAGTCGGCGATTACAAATTTTTTTCCTTCCTCCGGAACAAATGCCGTACGTATTAACTGCGACAAGGTATCAGGTATATTGTCATACAGTATGTCTAAAGTCAGCAGGTCTCTTCTTTTTACCATGTTCCTCGCATCATCAAGGTCTGACAGATAGTTCCTAGGCAGGTTCTGTACCTGTACAAGTCTTCCAGCCCACCTTCCTGTACGGTTGGCACCATAGAACTGCAGAAGTCCCCTCACCCTTCCATCTTCACAGAGGGCATCTTTCATGGCCACATATTTCTTCGTGCTTGTTTTACTCAGTTCCTGCCTTATTTCAAGCACTCTTTTTACGTTCCCTTCAGTTTCTCCAATAAGATTTTTAACTGTTTCCTTCTGAAGATTTTCGGCATTTACGCCTTTATCTTTTAACCATTTCAGTAGTTGCACTGTACTGTTAGGATTCTCAAGTCCTGTCAGTTCCTTTGCCTCGTTCAGCAGATATTCATTCCAGGTGTCACTCACGAACAGGGCACTTTCAACAAGCTCACTGTCCACTTTTATTCCTTCGGCATTCATTCTGACATCAGTATGCCACAGTTTCCATTCAAATTTTGGAAGTTTTATCCCTTCAAGTTTTTCCTTTATCGACATTTCTGCCACCACGTCCTGCCTGTTGTACTCCTTATACAGCTCCCACTTCTCAGGCTCGTGATGTGGCATGTTCCTTGTTCTTCCGCCGTTCCTCTTCGTAGGTTTGCATGGAACGGAGAAAAGCTTTATAAGAGCCTTACCTGTTGCGGATTTTTTCTTATCATTTTCAAATCCCATTGCCTTCCCGACCTTGTCCAGTCCTCCCGGATAACCGGCATAATACGCATGTATCATGGTACATCTCCACTGTTCAAGATTAGTTTCATACCCCGCCTGGTTAAGGCAGTACCATTCAAAAGCCGCATTATATGCCCTTAGCTCAGTTTCCCCGTCATTGAGCATTTTAACAACTTCCTCCGGCACTGCATCACCTTGTGCAAGGTCAATCACTTCAACGGGCGACCCGTTGAGCGAATAGGCAAAAAGAAGGATTTCAAAATCCGTACTCTGTGCATACTTATACAGTCCTGTCTTTGAAATATCTTCACTGCTGTAAGTTTCAATATCTATGTTCAGTACATTCATTCGTTATCCTTCCTTTTTAATTAATATAGTTCTTCATCCTCAACCGGAGCGAAGTCCTGCTGAGCCGTTCTTCCTCCTGCAAGCGGTTCTCCGTCCGACACTTTCTGTACGTTCCCCAGTCCTGCACCTATTCCTTTTTTCCCTGTGAACATGTAAGGGAAAAAGTTGACTGTGACATTTGCGTAGATTCCGCTGTAAATTTCAGACTGGTCCATTATAGGATTCACATACTTGTCCACTACCTGAGGCGGATAATCCGTTTTTGCTGATGCTGTAAATACCCAGTGACCTTTGCACTCAGGTCCGAAAGGCTCCCCGTTCTGTTTTACCCCGTCACCGTCCCATATAGGAGTTGGTACGTGCGGAGGTTTTACTCCGTTCCATTTTTCAGCTGTTCCTATCTTTATCGCCTCCGCAATTGCGGCATCTATTTTCTGCTTTGCGGCCGTATCTGATTTCGGTACAAGTATTGTCGTGCTATATTTTTCTTCCGCCCCCGGAGTTGCTGCATGTGGTTTAAACAAGTGTACAAAGCTTAGTCTTCCTCTTACGTTTATTCTAGTGTTCTGATTTTTTTCCATATATTATCATCCTCTCTTAATCTATTATTTTTTCAAATTCATCTTCTACATTAATAACATCATTTACATACGGAGCCCTTTTATCCGACTCCATTACAAGTGTAGGCTTACCCTTAGGCTTTACTATCAGTTCGCCCACATAATCATTAAAATCTTTCTTCCCTATTGTCCCTTCAAGCTGGCTTAATGTAAGCATCTTACGTTCATACATCAGCTCTTCGGCTATCCCCTTGTCTTTCAGTATCTCAAATGCCTTTTCCGTATCCGAGAACGTTCTCACCGACCTTCCTTCGACAAGCTTCCACCCCGGAACTGATTCACCTTTCAGGATTGCCTGCTGGCAGTAGTTCTCAATGTCCTTGACCCATTTCACGATATCCTGTGCCCTTTTAAGAATGTCGCCCATTTCGGCATTACTTAAGATATTACCTTTAAGCTTCATATCAGTTTCAAGTTCCATGTTCATTTCAGCCCTTGCCTTGCAGACTGCTTTCGCCCTGCAGAACGTACATTGTCCCGGGACAAAATCCCCTTCGGCATTAAATGCCCTTTTGGCGTTAGGTTTAACTTCTTTTTCCGCCCATTCCACGAGTTCCTCTGCCGATATTTCCCACACCGAGATGCTGTCCAGTCTCGGCTGTACAATACCCATATTCACCGTTACTATGTCCTCGAACAGTGAGTATTCGAGGAATGCACCTAACGAGTAGAGCATAAGCTGTGGATTATTTTCCGCAAATACAGGCACACCTTTTCCATACTTCAAATCCCTTACGTATAAGGTCCCATCATATACCGTTACAAAGTCACATGTCCCGAATCCTTCGGGCACATATGCACTGAAATCCACTTTCTTCTCGATTGATGCCACGGCGGGTTTATCAAAGGACATCATAAGCTCCTTTATATGCTCGAGATAGGCATCCGTATAGGAATCCATTTCCTGCTTATACAGTTTATTCGCCTTAAGTTTCTTCAATCTGCTGTTGTAAGTCCGTGCACCCATCGGGCTTGTGTATTTTGTCAGCTTGAGTTCCGAAATCTCATGTGCCAGTGTCCCCTCCTCGGCATATTCTGAAGTTGTTTCGGGGAACAGTTCCTCAAGCCTTGCACTTGGATTGCAGTTCATCCATCTTGACGCCCCGCTTGCCGAAAGCAGGGCATGATCCCTTTCCTTGTGGTTCATCATATTCTCACCCCTAGTTCCCGCAAATCATTTGCAAATGCATCATACAGCTTAGGGTCAAGTTCTGTCAGTTTTGACAGGTTATATTTCCCTTTTATTAATTTGGCGACCTCTGAGCCTAGATTCATCGTTGAAGCCTCATGACATCCCGCCTTGAGCTGGTCGTAGCTCCACCCCTGTGTTTCTGCCGTAGAAGCTTCTGCTTTTTTAGGTTCTTCCTCCTTCGGAGTTTCTTTTGGGGTTTCTACATTTTTAACAGGGGATTCTTCCTTTTTCTCAGGCTCCACTTTTACATCGTTCGTCTGCCAGTCTCCTGTTTTTATTTCTGTTTCCACCTTTTCAGGCTCTTTTATTTTCCCAGCTACTGAAGCTGCTATGTTCTGTACCGGATTATTTTCCAGTCCTGTTAGTGCTTTTGAAAAATTTTCTATTACTTTTTTACTTCCTTCTTCAATTTCAAATAAAACCTTTATTTCCATTATTATCTCCCTCCATTATCTTTTACATATTCCTCGGACGGTATCCACTCAATGTTGTCAAGCAGACTATGGGTGCTTGACCTTATTCTGATAGGCACTCCGTAATCCTTTTCATTTTTTATTATTTTCTTCGGTAATCTGAGTTTTTCCATCTGTCCTCCTAAAATATTATTCTCTTAACGCAAGTGGCATCAGCAGATATATCCACTTACTGTCGGTTTCTCCCCTTACAAGCACTGCATTTCTTTCGTTCGACATTTCCATGACGGTCAGGCTGTCCTTAGACTTATATAAATAGTCCGCCAGAAATCTTAAGTTCAGTGAGATTTTTAAGTCTTCCCCTGTCTGCACTGTGTCAATTGTGTCTCTGTACTCAACGGCAAACCCATCTTTCGCCTTTATTGTCAGCCTGCCTCCCCGGAAGTCAAGTATACCTCCGTTTTTCGCCTCCTTGTTGTATTTCGCAACTGTAAGCCCTTTTCTGAGCGATACGTGAAATACTTTCGTGTTCAGAAGCACCTTTTTGTCATTTTTTAGTCCCTTGATTATCGTTTTATAATCAGGAAACGAAAGCTTAACCGGTTCTGTCCGTATGTTGACGCTTCCAAGTCTGAAATTGATTTTTCCACTGATATCCGTCATTACCAACACCGTTTCTTCAACCCCCTGTATTTTTGACTTCAGGGCTTTGATTAATCCTTTTACCGCTTTCAAGGGGATACTGGCAGATAATTGCCCCTGAGGTTCCGTTATTTCTGTTTCGCACATGGCCAGTCTGTAGGTGTCCGTTCCAACGGTTGTAAGTATACTTTCTTCCGTTTCCAGTCTCACACAGTTTACCGCGAAGTTCTCGGGGTCACATGATGCTGAAAATTCTACTTTTTCCAAAGCTTCTTTAAGTTCCACTCTTTTTATTTTGAATTTCAACGCTTCTACAGAGTCCTCTTTAAATCCCGGATTGTACTCATTTAAAGGTATTTCAGACGTGTAATTTTTTGCCGTAATTTTTATTTTGTAATCATAAGCTTTAATTAATATCTCAGTATCAGGAGCCTGTTTTATTGCGGTCTTGAACATCTTACAAGGTATGGCCACCTTTCCTTCTTCCTCCACATGCCCGTTAATTCTGACTTTTGCACATGTCTCGGAGTCAGAAGTAAAGATTTCAATTCTGTTATTTCCGTCTGTTCTGATATGGACATACTTAAGATGTTCCATGCATGCCCTCTCGGTGCTTATGAAATTCTCAGCTATTTCGACTGCACCGAGAAGTTCCTTTTTTAATATTTTTAATTCCATATTGATTTTTCCTTTCGTTAGTGCTATACTTTTATTGTTATACTTTTATAATCAGTCGATATTGCCAGTATCGGCTTTTTTCTTTTTTAAACCATAATTTTTATTAATATATCTCAATGCTTTTTTCTGATATTTTAATGGGAGTTCTTTAAATTTTCTAAGTAATTCTAATCCAGCTTCAGGCAAATCATGATATACTTTTATATCTGCATAATGTAATTTCCCGTTGATACCTACTGGTACATTTTTTAAAAGTCTTGTTTCTGTTTTCATTATTAATCACCTTCCTTTCCATCTCTATAAAGTTCATCTAGGATCATATAGTAATCCTCTTCTGTTTCGTAGTAAATTCCTTCAATTTCGGGCATTTTTAGTCACTCTCCTTTCTTAACTATTCCAATACTCCTGCATATTCATCTAACATCGAATTAAGTTCTTCTTTTTTTACCTGAAAATCTGTAAAAAATGCTGAACTTTTTGTAAAATGTTTGTTTTCTTTAGTGTGTAAAAATCCATTTGGAATTAGTAATATGTAAGAGTTTTCTAATTTATCTTCTTTGTTTCTATTTTTCTCATTTTCTAAAAAAATCACATATAAATCTGCACTTCCGTTGCATCTTGCAGTCCAGTGTCTCGCTTTCGATTCTTTACTTCTGCGACTTCTATAGCACGAACTGAATTTTACATCTATTGTTATATTTTTATACATAAAATCATACTTTGGATTATTTACTTGCCAGTACTTGTTAGCATCCACCGCTGTAGGCACAAGCTTCTGAAAATATTCCTCTGCTTTTCCTCCAAGCCTTGCACTTTCACTTCCATATTTTATTTTATCCTGTATTTTTAATACACCACTTGATAATAGCTTTATATGTGCCACTAATGTAGGTAATCCACTTTCTTTTACAGCCTGATGGAAATTCCCGCATTCCTTGTATATTTCCACAATATCTTTTTTCATTTTTTCACCTCCAGTCTGTATCCATTTTTTTCCGCTGTTTCCAGCCATTCTTTAAAACTTAGAACCATTAAATTTTTCATACCCAACAAGTTTTTTAAATGCGATTTTACAGGATAGAAGAATTTTCTTTCCATAATGAACTTGTTATTTTTATACAAAATATATTTCATTTTTTAGTCACTCTCCCTTCTTAATTTTATAGATTTTGTTCATAACTTTTACTACGTTTAATCCCGTTTTTGTGAGTTCCGAATCCTCGGAAATCAGTCTTCGTCTGTTCAGCATCAGCAGTTCCGCTTTTGATACGAGTAACAGATTATCAATGCTGAGGTTCAGTTTGTTACCGTCTGCAAATATGATGGAATGTTTCTCCGGAATAGGCCCGTTTACCTCTGCCCAAATAAGCTTATGCTTGTATTCCCACACGTCAGGCTCCGCTATTTTTGTCTTAACGTATCCGTCAGTGGTTATCGCATCCTCGCCGACTTTCATTTTATTGTGAGGAGTAGCCCCTTTTCTGAACGTTGTTCTGTTACCTGTTCCGGGATACTTTTTCCCTTTATTGTGCGGAGTGATTCCTTTTTTAAAACGTCCAGTCAGTCCGGTTGAAATTCCATGATTTCTCAATATCCCCTTAAGTTTTTTCGCATTTATCTGGTACTCAAATTTTTTGTTGAACATTTCCACAATTTCGTGATAGTGCCTCCCGGGTGCGATTTCCCGGATATAGTCAAGTTCCTCTTTGGTGTACCGTCTCGGTGCTTTTTTAATCATTTCCTATCCCTCCAACATCTTAGGGAGCTGTAAGTCCGCGTTCAGTCCCTCGTCCTTAAGCTTTATCGCCCTCAGGACAGTGTTGGCGTTGTCGATTATTGTTGATGCGACCTTTACGACCGCCTCCGACCTGGCCACTTCCACGTTCAGCTTTTCCTGTGTCATTTCCTCGTCACTGAGGCGTTCCAGCTGTGCAAACAGGTGATTGTTAAGGTCTTTTAATGTGTTCTGCATATCCTTCTTCCTCCTTAGTCCCATTTTGTTTCCTTGAAGTACATGTAAGTAACCGCAACAAGTGTTACCCATAAGCCGTGCACTACCACTTTAACAACTATGTCGTCAGTAAATGATTTTGTCTGATTAAGTATCAGAGCTGTTATAAATATGCCGTACCATATCAACGCTTTTTTAGTTTTCATTGTCATTTCCTATCCCTCCTTTTTTAATCATATCCATCGCTATATTATTTGCCAGCGAATGTACTAATTTTGTCACGTCATCCCCGTTCACGATTATGACAGGGAAGTTCCCATATTTCATGTAGTGTTCCACGGCCTCCTCGGGTATGTGGTAGTCCCATCCGCCCCTTGGTCTTGAGGGAGAAGGGGATACTGTCTGAATTGCCGTTCCGAACTTATATCCGCCACGCTGTAATCCGATTCTTACAGCTGATTCAGATTTGTGGATACGGTTGGAACATTCTTTAATGGTTAGAGTTTTCATATTTCCAAGATCCTTTCGTTTCGATTTTTATCCTTTCAGGGTATAATAATTCTGAAAGGAGGTGTTTCTGCTATGAATTACCGTTCTGCTGAATGGATGCATGAACGTGTTGTAAGTACCATCAATGATTTTGAAAAAGATATCAGGGATGATGAGCAGGCGAGCATAGTAATTTCGTCATTTGCAAACAATCCCATTTTAATCAATGATGTGGGCTACTGGAATCCTGACATCATAATTTTTGACGGTGTACTGGTTTCCGATGGTTCGACTGTTCAAGTGCTTCAGCACACATCTCAGTTAAATCTCTGTCTGATAGCTTCAAAACGTCGAGACCCTGAGAGGCCAAGACGTAAAATTGGATTTTCTGTTGACTCTCAAGAAGACTGATAATCCTGTCAAGTTTACCGTTCAGTAACTCCAACTGCTGAGCGGTTTCTTTCTTTTCCATTCCCTAATCACCTCTCTTTCCTGCTGACATCCGCTCCGAATAAAGTTATTTTCATGGGGTCACCTCGCTTTTTTAGATATTTTGTTTATTTTAACTAAACTTTAGAGGTAAAAAAATAAGATGATATATCAATTCTCTCTATTTCAAGAATTGTACAAACATTCTCTATTTCAGTTTGAGTGAAATCAACTTCATCGTTAAGTTTCTTACTCAGAGTAGCTTTTGAACAATTCAATTTCTCAGCTAAAACATACTCATTTTTTAACTTTTCTTTTATTCTACCTCTTAATAAAGAGTAATCTCTCATATCCCACCTCCAAATCAAGTTTATTTTAACTAAACATATGATACCACCATTTTTTTAACTTGTCAATACTTTTTTTTATTTTAAATAAACTTTTTTATTAAAAAGTTGATTTTTCTTAAACAATGGGGTATAATATATCAATAAAATCTAGGAAGGAAAATCTAAATATGGGAAACAAAGTTGATTGCCATATAAGAATTAAAGAGGCTATGGAATTGAGAAATTTGAATCAGTCAGATATAGTTGAAAGAACAAATATAAAAAAATCTGCACTGAGTCAATATATTAGTGGAAAAATAACTCCGAGACAAAACGCAATTGATGAATTATCAAAAGTTTTAAATGTATCAGAACCATGGTTGATGGGGTATGATGTTCCGATGAAAAGAACAGTTTTAAAAAAAGAAACTCAGAAATCAAAAACAGATGATGTTGTTCTCACACCAGAACAGGAAGCAGAGCTACAGTACATAATTGAACATAATATGCTATTTTTCAAACGTAATAAAATGGATGAGGATGATGCTAAGAAACTGGCTGATATTTTAAGAGAATTCTATATCGAAACATTAGAGCAGAAATAAAATTTTAACGGGAGAGAAGAAGATCAATGAAGAAAAAGGAAATTTTTGAACTTGCCAAAAAGCTCGCAACGGAATACCGCTCCGACCCGAAAAGATTGGCGAAAGAACTCGGAATTGTGGTGAAATATCGTTCTTTTAACAATCATTCAGGAAGCTGCATAAGAATGAATGGAAAACAATTGATAGTAATCAATACTAGGATGTCCACACTAAAACAGTTGTTCGTTTTGGCACACGAAATTGCCCATCTTCTACTACATCCGTATGAAGCTACTATTATCAGATATTTCAGTTTTTCTGAGTCTAAAATAGAGTTTGAGGCTAACTATTTTGCAGTTGTGTTTTTCAGTGAGTCAGAAATAGAATTTGAAGAAGATGAAGAAATAAAACAATTAATCAACAACATTATATTATAAAGGAGTGATTTTAAAATGGCAAAGAAGATTGTCGGAGAAGACGGAAAAGTATATTATGAAAGGAAACCAATCTATAAAAGATGGTGGTTTATCCTGCTGGTTATCCTGATTATCTTAGGAATTATAGGTAGCAGAGGAAGTAAAAATGAAAATAGTTCTTCGGGTACAAAAACAGCAGAATCAAAAAAGGAAGAAGTTAAAACTTTTAAAATAGGAGATATGGTCAATACCGAAAACATAGAACTTACCGTAAATGACATATCATCTGTCAAAAAAGTTACTGACGACAGCGGTTATCTTGAATACAAACCTGACGGAGAAGACAACAGATTCATAATTCTGCATGTTACAATTAAGAATATAGCCAAGGAAATGATTTCCCTTGATTCAAGTAGTTTTCAACTATATTCAGGCGATGTTCAGTATTCACCTACTATGGTTATGGTCAAAGATGGATTAAACCTCGATGGAATCAATCCAGGAGTGCAGATTAAAAGAAGAATATTCTTTGATGTGCCTAAAGATGTGGTAGATGCTAAAAACTTAAAATTAAAATTAGGAAGTAATATATTTTCCCAGACAGGCGGACATCTTGAAATAGACCTTTCAAAATAAATAATCTCGATATAATCTCGAGATAATAAATCTAAATAAAAAAGGCCCTGCGACCAACAGGACCTTGAAAATATGTGTGATATAACACAACATACTCTAACCAGTATTAAGTATATCACACAAACCTTTAAAATACAATACAAGGAGTGTGATTTTTTTTATGCGAAAACCGAATGGCTACGGAACAGTAGCAAAATTAAGCGGAAAAAGGAGAAGACCGTTTGCGGTAAGGATTACGGCGGGTTATACGGACGAAGGGAAACAGATATACAAGTATCTTGGATATTATGCGACAAGGAAGGAGGCGGAATATCAGCTTTCACTTTACAATGCGAATCCATATGACATTAATTTGAAAAATCTAACTTTTAAGGATGTCTATAAAAGATTTTATGATGTAAAGAAAAATACAGGGACAAGTGAAAAAAGACTGAAAGCATACGAATCATTCTTTAAGAAACTTGCACCGCTTTACAATATGAAAATGGTAGACATTAAAACTCCGCATCTGCAGACATTATTCGACACATTTACTGAATTTTCTCCGCTGTATGTGAGAGAATTAAAATCTTTCGCGGGCTTGGTTTACAAGTATGCGATGGAAATTGACGTACTTGACAAGGATTATACAAGATTTCTTAAACTTAGAAAATTTAAAAAACTGAGAAAAAATAGTATATTTACTGCTGAAGAACAACAAAAACTATGGGATAACATTGAAACCATTCCAGGAACAGATATCCTATTAATATTAATTTACACAGGTTTCAGGGTAAATGAACTGTTATCTGTGAAAAAAGAAAAAATAGATCTGGAAAACTGGACTGTGACATCAGGATCTAAAACAGATGCAGGAAAGGAAAGAGTAGTTCCGATACATCACAGGATACAGCCCTTGATTATCAGATATATGCAGACAGATGGAGAGTATCTTATTCCGAACCACAACTTTAAATCTCATATGAACTATTCCAGTTTCAGAAGATATTTTTCTCAAATTTTAGAAAAACTGGAAATGGATCATACGATACACGATACAAGATACACATTCATTACATCTCTGAGAGAAGTGACTGACAACAACGCCGCTATTACAAGCATTGTCGGACACACTAATATACAGATGACGGATAAATATACTTTAACTAATATACAAAAAATGAGACAGGAAATAGACAAAATAAATTAATTTCCTGCCTCCTCAATGGAGTATTTTTTTGTATATTCCGTGTATATTATAGGTTAAATTTTTGATGTTCCCACACATCATTTTAATTTTAATTTAACTAATTAAAATACATAGAACACAGTAAAATCAATGCTTTCAAATACTCCGCGATTAAAATATTAAACTGTAACCAGTCTTTACTTTACATGATTTCACATCGCCTGAATTTATGACTGCCCTGAACTCCCATTTCTTATTTTTTTCAAGGGAATCTATTGTATCGACAGCATCTCCAATTTTATCTCCCTTTTTATCAAAGCACGGAACTTCCAGTTTTACATTTTTTTTGCTGCTTCCGTTATGTGAAAGAAATCCAGTTACAACTGTTGTATTTCCGTCATTTTCAACCTTCGCCTTGGCAAATTTATATTTTACACCTTTGGCATTGATTTCCCCTTCGTTTCCACCAATTATTCCACCTATAATATTTCCCGTTGTTTTAATTGCCGCTCCTGCTACAGTTCCCGCCGCCTTTATTGTCTCACCTGCAATACTTCCTGCCGCACCGATCACTCCGCATGAAGAAAGGATTAGGACAGAAGTTACTATCATTATTATTTTTTTCAT